GGAACTGGAGGCTTTGTTAGGCGTTGAGAACAACGATCCAGACTTTTCAGAAAAATATAAGATCGTCCACCCAGACAATGCTTGGTGGATGGAATACTCCGATGCGTACATCACCATCAACACTCATGGCGATGGGGTTGATTGGCACCCAGGCCCGAAGCAGCGTGTTTGCACGATCCCGATTCCTAACCTAAACCTTTCATCTACTTGGCACCACAAGGTGCCGAGCATTCGCACATACCAAGATGGTGAATGGGGGTGGGTTGAGTGTGAAGAGTGGGAGATGATCAGCGAAGACGATAAGGGTCAGGTGTGGGAGAGACCTAGTGTCGAGATCGGTGACCGCACTTACCCATCTGAGACTGTTCTAGTTGAGACACGCGAGCAATTCTATGCCCGCAAAAAGATTGAGAACCAAGAGCACATCGCTCTGTTGATGGATACCGCTCAGCGCATTGGCGAATTGTATGCCAAGTGTGGCGGCTGGCCTGACAACGAAGTCACTGTCGATGTCGAAATCAACAACATAGAGAACATTTGAGATGACGGATTCAAAGGCCGACTTACTCAAGCGCATTGAAGTGCTTGAGAAGGAGAACAACGAGCTTGCAAATGCTAATTCACGTTACAAAACAGAGAACCACAATCTTCGAGACTTCAACAAAGAAGAAAGGCTTCGATTGGATCGTGATTATCTTGGGCCTAGCGCGGACAATTTTTTCTTCATAGAAAATATGGGAGCAGGCATTCATGGGTTTACGCATAACGAGGATGGTAAAGAGCGAAAGAATCTATTCATCATACCTTTTGTAGGTTTCTCCGAGGATGACCGTCATTTGTTGTTTGAACTTATGGATGCCCTTGCAAAATGTTATGAATCTATACCTTGGTGGGAAGATGGCGAAGGAAGATCTGTAGGCTTGAAAGCTGTATTCACAGACACCCATTTGGGCGAGTGGCATCCCACTAAATCTCTTCCTAAACCAGCACCAGAACCAGCGCCAGAGGATAAAGATCAATGAAAGAAGATGACTTTGAAATGGAAATGGAAGGCGGCAGTGAGGATCACGAGTACGCCATGGACTTGATCAGAAACTTGGTGAAGGTCAGCAAAGAGGAGCTAGAACCACGCATCCTGTTTGAGGTCATGATGGTGTATTCACTAGGCTGGAACCTAGCTCATGGTGATCATGCGCTCATGACTCAATTGTTGCCACAGGTTGTGGAGAGCATCAATGATGGCTCTTACACCGATGTGGCAGAAATCATGGAGGACGAAAGGATATGTCATTAGCAACAGAAGACTCATCTAAGTTCAAAGAACGTAAGCGTGCCGTGCTGCGATGCATTTACAAATCACCAGAGGACAGTTGGGCCAAGAACTATTGGCGCAACACCTACCGCAAACTCATGGAAGAAAGAAGAAATGGAGCTCAGGTACTATCAGCGCGAGGCCGTTGATGCAGCGGTCCACTGGTTCAACACCCAGGACACGCACCCGCTCATCGTTCTACCGACAGGGGCTGGCAAGACAGTTGTTTTCGCCACACTAATCAAGGAGATTTTTGAGCGGGAGCCCGACTGCAGGATTCTGATCCTAGCTCACCGGCAAGAACTGGTCAGCCAGGCAGAGGATAAACTCAAGAAAGTATGGCCATGTGCGCCATCAGGCATCCTGGCTGCGGGATTGAACCAATACGAAGTCGATGGGCGTATCGTCATCGCCAGCCGAGATACCCTGGCTACGCCGACTAGGCTCAACACCGTTGGTGACTTTGACTACATCATCGTAGACGAGGCGCATCATGTGGCGCCAGATCCCAAGACCCGGTATCGCAAGATCTTTGATCACTTTGAGTCATCTATCTGGAAAACGCCGCGCATACTGGGTGTAACCGCTACACCCTATCGTATGGGCCAGGGCTTCATATACGGCCTTGAGGAGCACTTTTTCTCAGGCGTTGCCTACCGTATAGGCATACCTGAAATGATCCAACAGGGCTTCCTGTGCCGCCTGTCGGCCTTCAAGGTAAACGATGAGGCTGTGATCGATGCATCAACTGCGCGGGTCAAGTTCAAGGGCGGCGACTATCGCGAGTCGGACATCGAGAAGCTGGCCATGGAAGATCAAACCATGCTGGCCATCATCGATGATTGGGTAGAGAAGGCTTACACCAAAGGCCGACTGAGCACAGTGTTCTTTTGTATCACGGTGGCTCATGCAGAAAAGATGTGCATGTATCTCAGACAAGCAGGCATAGAGGCTGCAGTTGTGACCGGCGAAACACCACAAGCGGAGCGAGAAGACATCCTTGAGCGATTCGAGGATGGCCAGATCAATGCGTTGTGTAACGTGGCTGTGTTAACTGAGGGCTGGGATGCGCCACGCACCGACTGCATCGCATTGCTCAGACCGACCAAGTCGCTAGGCTTATACGTTCAGATCTGTGGACGAGGCATGCGCACTTGGGGTGACAAGAAAGACTGCATGCTGCTGGACTACGGCGAGAACATGCAGCGCCATGGGTGCATTGATACTGCTAGACCAGATAAACCTGTCAAAGAAGATGAAAGTCCATTTTGGGTTTGCTCTGAATGTGTTGGCGTTAATGATATTGATCGGAAAACCTGCATCGAATGTGGCGCGCTTAAACCTGCACCAATAAAGCAGCCGTCATTGTTAGGTGGTAGTGAAGAGCTATCGCCCGGATACAATGGGCGTGAAGCTGCAGCCACAAGAGAAGCGGCAGAAGGTCATGTTCTGTCAGATGAACTTCAAGATCCCGTTCAGGTGCATGAGCGAATCAAGAACGTAGAGTGGGTTTCAGCTGAGTTAAAAACATCGAAGAATGGCAACGACTATCTCAATGTTATGTTTTTAAGTCCCGGCGACTATTGGCCACAAAACATGCCAATCATGATTGGCATGAAAGGTAAGGCCGGTACGATGGCAGAGAAAAAGTGGCGGTCACTAACCAACGGCTTCCCGTGCCCAACTAACATTAATCACGCTGTTGATCTGGTGAAACATGTAAAGGTGATGAGCCACATCAAACAAATCACTGTAAGAAAAGAAGGAAAATACTGGAATGTCGTTAGCGTCCATTTTTGATCGGATCGATGAGCAACTAGCGGAGAAAGAAAACCGCTTTCGTGGCCACCTGGGCTTTAGCGGCATTGGCGATGACGATGAGTACAAACTGTGGATGGGCTTTCGCTGGTGCTTACCGGCAAGCTTCAGTGGCAGGATGCTGCGGCTGTTTGATCTAGGCAACCGCATCGAGGACCAGGTGGTTGAGAACATACGCGATACTGATGTGGTGTCCATCGCCTCACATGACAAAGACGGCAACCAGTTTCGAGCATCGTTCTTTGGCGGGCACTTTGCAGGCTCCTGTGACGGCCTTCTCAAGGGCGTTCTGCCACCCCCTAGCGAAGAGGTGATCTTGCTTCTGGAAGTCAAGAGCGCCAACGACAAGCGGTTCAAAGAGCTCGTAAAGCTTGAAAGCTACGAAGCCTGGAGTGAAACCTATCGATGGCAGATCCATGCTTACATGGGTGCGCTTGGCCTGACCAAGTGTATGGTGGTGGTGGTCAACAAGAATAACAGCGAGGTCTACACCGAGATCATCGACTTCAACCCGCAGGTGTGGGAAAAGGCGCAAGCAAAAGCGCAGCGCATCATCACCAGTGACGCCCCCGACAAGAGCACTCGCATGTCTGAGAAGGACTGGCGTATGAAGAATGAGTCGGAGTTGTATCGCAACATCTACTTTGGTCGCCGCTTGCCGGAATCGGTCAACTGCAGGAACTGCAAGAACATCAAGCCGCTAACTGAATCAAACGGCGCCGTGTGGTTCTGCAAGCGCAAACAGAAATCCCTGACGCTTGATGAGCAGCGAGAGGGCTGCAATGACCACTTGTGGATACCAGAGCTTGTGAACGCCAACCATCTGCCGGGCAAGAGCACAGAGGATTCTGTGGCCTATCAGGTTGGGATCATGGAGTTCTATAACTCAACGTCTGAAGTGACGGGTGAGTATCACTACAGCAGCACAGAGATGCGTGAGTTATCTAAGGCAGACTTTGAAGCTGGCTTGATGATGACCGGCGAAAGCGTGAGGCGTGAGTTCCCTGGTAGCTACCTTGAGAACGTTGATGAACGCAAGATGCCGTTCTAGGCCCACTCTCGTGGGTCTTTAATGATCAGTATCTTGAGGCCAGG